ACTGCACCGCCACCGCCACCGCCAATACCACCGTCACCGGCTTTGGCAACCGCGCCGGAGTTGTAGCCGCTACCACCACCAGAACCAAGCGCCAGGAAGTTCAGCAGCCGGGAGAACAGTGTGGCGTTGCTCGTATCATTGCCACTCGCACCGGGGTTACCAGTCGAGGTCGTTGCGCCAAGCCCACCTGCCGCGCCAACACCGTTACCGCCATTGGACCAGTTGCTCGATGGGCTGCTGCCGCCATCGGACGCCGTCCCACCGCCACCGGTTGTCTTGCTATTGGCTACGCCGTTAAGCGAACCACCGGCGAAGAAAGCGCCACCGCCACCGGTTGCGTTGAACAACGATTGGGCAGCACCGCCACTGTACGCATAGTTGCCGCCGTCCCCCTTCAGGCCGCCTCCGCCGGTGGCGGTAGCATACCCTTTTGAGGTAGTGTTGGTGGTGACGTTGCCGCCTCGACCGCCAAGAACGCCACCGCCTCCTGTCGCGGCAGAAGTATCTTGAGCCCCTGTGTTGGTGATGGATCCAGAAGCACCTCCGTTGTAGCCAATGCCACGACCGGAGAAGGAGGCAGTGCCACCAGCAGCGGCCGTCAAATCAGCACCGGCGCCGGCGTTGCTCGTAGTTCCAGCGGCACCACCTGTGCACGTCACGTATGACCCGACGCTGGAGGTTCCACCGGCCGATCCGTTGGAAACTCCAGCCAGTGCTGATACAACACCACCAACACCACCAGCGCCAACAGTAATTGTAGGTAGGGTCTGACCTGGGACGACGTCAAGCATCACAAGAGCATAAGCCCCGGCGCCACCGCCGGTAGCCAACGAAGTTTCAGAAACCGACGATGTTGCTGCACCGCCGCCACCGCCACCGCCGATAACGAGCGCGGCAATCTGATAGACGTTCTGCGGAACAACTTCGCCAGTATATGCCCCTGGTGCCATGAAAGCTTTGCTGTTCATGAATGCCGGAGGCACCACCCGAGTAGGCGCGTTCGGCGGCAGTGGATAGCCGTAAGTTCCCTTGTTCATTAGAAGTCACCTCCCAGAGCAATGACGTTGAAGGTCTCCGCGTTGTTGGTCGCGGCACGCAGGCTGTAGCCAGTAGGCAGCACCAACGGCAGCACTTGGGTCATCGTGTTGGTGTTGAGCTGCGCCTCCCAGGATGGCAGCGTGCCAGACGGGGTGAGGGCTATAACCGGTACCTCAGTCAGCAGACGCGCGTCAGCACCATCATGGATGAACAAGCGAACCATACCGGCTGTGGTTGTACCCACGGCTTTAAGGTCAATCGCATCAATACGCGAACCGCTTGCCCCAGCACTAAACACGGTTACAATCGTGCCTGTGCCGTCGCGACTGGTGTTTGCAACACTTACTTGCCCAACCCCGCACTTGGGTATTGAGGCATATTGCGCAGAAGTACTCATAACATTCTCCTTAGATTACGCTGAGCGCGGTGAGTGGGAACTGAGGGGCGTCAACCCAATAAGCGTTGAGCCCGTCAGTTGTGACAAACTTACCCGCATTTCCCGCCTGCCCAGGAAGTGCCGCGTTAAATGATGTTGCGACCACGAAAGCGCAAGTTGCCAATTGATTTGTAGATGTTCCTACGACGGCGGTAGGCGCGGTGGGAGTCCCGGTAAGAGCAGGCGACGCGAGATCGGCCTTGCTGGATTGCAGCGCCGTGTCTGCTGCCGCACGGGTCGCGGCTTCCGCGTTGATGTTGGATTGCAGCGTGTTGTCGTTGGTCGAACGGGTCGCGGCTTCCGCTGCCGTGCTGGCATCCACGTAGGCCGTGCTCGCCGCGTTGGTCGAGTTGTCGCCCTGCGTCTTGGTTGGCACCTTCGGCGTCGCGCCAGTAAAGTCATGCGTCCCGCTATAAGTCTCGCCTGCGGTGTCTGATTTCGTTGCAATCGCTGTTGCAACCGCTTGAAACTCGCTGCGAATCGTTGCCGATACCCCGCGCGTCTGGTTGGCGGGTGCCCCTGTTGGTGTGTAATTGCTCATCGTGCCAGTCTCCGAATGGTGAATTGAAACGTCGCCCCTTGAATCGTGTGCGGCGAATCAACGGCGCTGTCGCTATAGATCAACAGCGAGATATTCTTTTCAGTCCCGCCGAGCGGCACATCGAACGAAGTCACAATCGGCGCATCCCATGTAAATTCGTTCCAGGTGAATTGATCCCAATAGCCACCTGCGCCAACGGCTGATTGACTTGTTGCGCTACTTTGCGCGTATGTTGAACTTCCACTGGCGATGTCGTATGACGTGCTCAATGACGCGTATTCATCAATCACAATATCCAGCACTGCCTTTCTGAACGTCTTCAGATAGCGCGGGGTCTTCAGGTGGTTGTACGGCAGTCTTAGCCAGCTCTCGATTGCGCTGCCGTCGAATGAAGTGCCTACCCCGTCCTGATAGACATAGCCATCATCCGAGCCGAAATAGCAGACCTCGCGCCCGGAGGCGTTAATTCCCGTCGCCACGCAACGAACCGGGATGCCGTAATCCAGCTTCATGAACCCGGTTGAAATCGGCCCGTATTTCCCTTGCCCGATGCCCATGCACAGCGCAACCCCATCCGAGAAGAACAGCCGGTACTGGTTCTTTTCCTTCAGTACGCAACTCGTCGTCACCGTTCCTTGAATGTCGTTGATGAGCGGCTGAATCAATCCAGACACGGCATTGAATTGGAAGTCGCCGAATGCCTGCGATTGGCTGACCTGTTGAACGCCACGATCCGACAAGCAGTAAGCAGCGCCCAGCCATTGCGCCGTGCCAGACTTCGCGCCAGTCGTCGGGGAGGCCGTTGCCAGCTTGAAGTCTACTGACGAAGATCCGTACAGGGTGCGCGTGCTCTCGCTGCTGAATACCGACATGGCGCTTGTCGTCGCGTCGCCAGGGAACGGCAGCAATGCGGTAATCGTGTCGCCCATTGCGATTTCTGAAGCCCCGAGAACAGGCGACCACGCATAGGGATCGCCGATGCCGGACATTTGCAGCGAGCCACGGAACGACAGGAACAGGTAATTGCGATGCGCCGCGATATGCGAAGGCGTATCAGTGGTCATCCCGGTGCGGATTGGAACGAGATACGTCCCGTCAAATTCGAACGCCAGTCCAGAACCATTCACGCCATAGACGCGCTGCGTGTCGGTCGAGCCGGTGAAGTTGTATTGCACGAACTCGTAATTCCCGCCAGCCGGCAGCGTCACGGCGGTTTGCGCACCGGAAAGCGTTAGCGTCGTTGCGCCTATCGTGGCAGAGCCTGCGGCGAAGTTCCCGCCCGATGGTGCGGAAATGAGCAGCCTTCCAGCAGCCGCTCCCGTCCATGCGCCGGATTGCTTCGCGGCTCTGCGGAATGTTGCTGTCACGCCGCCTTGCGTGAGCGTTCCGCCTTCCGTTGGTGTTGCGACACCGCCGCCAGTGAATTGCACCTCGTACAGCAAAGGGACATTCGACCATCCAGACCCGGTATGCTTGTAGATGTCACACGCCGTGCCGCCTGCATTGTTGCGGAAGGCGTAGAGCACGGACTTGTAATACACCAGCCCGCGAATCTGTCCGGAGCCTGGCACGGCCTGAATGTCTGTCCTCAAGTCATCCGCCGCCAGCGCCTTGTAAGCCATGTGCGTGGCAACCGACGAAGCGCCCTCAACGATGGCAGCAGAGGTCGATTCAGCTTGCTTGACGGCGGATACCATCAAGTCCTCGCCTGAAACGAATGTCCCGGTCACGCGGCCGATAATCAGATCTCCCGCATTGATCTGGAGAATCTTTCCCGTCGCTGCCGAGGTATTGCCGGTGATGGTGTTGCCCACTGCCAGCGTCCCGGTCAATGTGATGTCAATCACAGAATAGGTGGCCGTTGACGGCGAAGTCCTGCCGTCGAACCGCTCGAATCCATTTATGCGCCGGTATCCGCCGTTGATGCTGTCAATCTCGTAGTTGCACGAGTCCATGACATATCCGGGTTTAATGAGCGTCGCAGCGGTGACAAGATCAAGCCCGCCTGCCAACTGGTGAAACTGCACATCAACGTTCGGGATGGGAATCACACCAGCGCCCCTCCCATGCGAACCATCGGCGTCTGATTGCGCACCAGCGCCGTCAGTATCCTGCGATAGTTCTGTTCGCCATCGTTGAACACTTCACCGGCTGCGGTGAATCGGCCGTACATCATCATCGCTCGATAGACGATTGCCATGTGAAACTCAGCCGGCATTTCAGGTTCGTCGGCATCGGCTGCAAGCGTTTGGGCGGATTTCCAATATTCACCGGCCACAGTATAGCCTGCGGTCGGCTTCGGGCCAAGGCCCAATGAGTTGGTTGGCATGATCGTGCAGGCAATCGGCCGTTGCGCCGTCTGCGTGCCAACCCGGTAGATATAGCGCCAATCTTCGTAGGGAATGAACGGGATGGTCATTTCATCGCCAACCCCGATTGCAGTGGTGTAGACCCGGATGTCGTCCTTGTCGAAAGCCCTGCACCGCGAAGCAATCCCGGCTTCCGTTGCGGTGTAGGTATCCTGGTCGGCAATCGTGGTGAAAGAGAACGTTCCTCGCATCCAGTTCCAGTCATTGCGCTGGAGCTGGATGTCCTGCCATGCCGAAGCCACCCAATCAACGATGCGGCGGTTTTCGCCAGTCTGGCCGGTCACGGCAGACGGACCACTTCCAGACGCATCGACTTCACGCGCGAGCCGCTGGCAGAGTTCGAGGAACGTCACTGGATCAACCCTCCATCAAAACACGGGTCAGCCAGTCATAACCGCGCGGGTTGTTGTCCTCAACCACGGTGAACGGGTACTTCGAGGACGTATTGCGCAGGATCTCATTGCGCGGCTGTTCCTCTTCAGACGAACCGGTGCGCGTGTCGATGGATTCCGGCTTCGACCGGGCGAGCACTTCCACAAACTTGCGCTTGAGCTTGAAGTTCTGGCCGACGGGAACCCAACAGGCTTCACCATTCACATACACATCGACCAGCTTCGGCGCGTTCTTCTCGGAAGACCGCTCCAGCCGGATTGTCATCGGCTCTTCCATGAACGCCAGCGATGCGAAGTAATCGGTATTGGCCGACCCCGGTTCAACCACGTCGATCTTCTCGCCTTCGCGGATCATGGTTTCGTTCAGCGGCGGAATGATGATGCTCGGACGCTGCCCGACTTCCATATCTTCAGTGCTGAACTCCTTGCGCGTGCGTCCGCGCTTGATGCTGACTTCTTCGACTTGTTCCATTTGCCTCTCCTGAAAAGAAATGGGGCCATCTGCGAATGCAGACAGCCCCATCGTGTTGCTTCCTGAAAGTTGAATACGCTATGGCAACCTGTTCAGGCCCAGGCTTTCGGAAGCCACCCTAGCCATAGCGCAACGATTACGCCGTGATCGGGCGTTGCGGCATGACCATCAGATCCACGAAGGTCTTGGTAATGCCGGTCTGGCTGGCCTGGTTGCTGACGCCCATCGTCCATGCCGAACCCGTCGAAATGACCTTGACGAACTCAAGGCCAATCGGGCACAGCGTATCCGGGATCGCCGGCAGCTTCGGCGCTTCGGAATACACGCCAGCATCCGAGTAATCCACGATGCCGCCCTGAACGATCTTCAGAGCGCCGGACGTATCCAGACAGATGGCGAACACGCCTGCTTTGTTCAGGGCCAATGCGGTGAAAGCAGCCCCGGTCACAGCATCGGTCGTCGGCGTCGTCCCGTTAGACGCAGCAGCAGCGGTGTATGCTTTACCGCCAATGCAGTACAGCGAAGCATTCGCCGTGGTGGTCGTGGTGGTCGTGCCGACCGCAAGACCGGCCTTTGTGGTGCAGAAGTTCGAAATTAGGTTTTGCGAGGGAATCATTGAAATCTCCTTAGATTTTGACGGACGGATCGAATGCGCCCATCGTGTTCACATAAACAGTGGTGGCGGTATCCAGCGCGGTGGTATTGCCGGTGAAAGCCGATGCGTAGGTAATCATCACGAAGCCGATAATCGCCTTGCCTTGCGGCGTTTGCGGGAACGTCACACCGGCAGCGGTGGAAGCCTCGCGGCCAAATTGCACGGAAGTCGTACCGGCGCTATCGACGTAGAACACGGCGCAGTTGTAGTACCCTGCGGTAATGTTCAGGCCGGTCAAGGCCGGCATGTCGGCAGCAGACAGAGCGACATACTTGCCATCAGCCAGTGCATAAACCGTGTTCACGGTCTTCACCAGAACGCCGCCGCCTGCCTTGATCGCCAGCCCGCCCGTGTTGAAAATCTGGCTGGAAAGACGATCCGCGACAGCGAACAGCGCCGGTTTTAACGCGGCCTCGACATTGGCTTGTCCAAGTGCATTGAGTTGTTGGGTTACGGTGTTAATCATTGCTGTCTCCTTGAAAGTTGGGCCGCTCAACTAGCCGGCCCAATGGCATCAGAGCGAGGACGCGCCGACGTTGGCAACAGCCAGCCAGCCGTTGTTTTCAAGGAAAACCGCCTTGTACCAGATGGTCCCGGCATAGCCGCGCTGGCCGAAGGGGTCGCTCTTCGACTTCTCGCCCGGAGGCAGATAGGTCGGCTTCAACGCATCCAGACCGCGCACGGCGACTTGCGACCAAGCATCCTTTGCGGCGACGATGATCGGGTAGACGTCCGGATTGGTGCCGGTGGTCGAAGACAGGCCGACCGCCGAAGCCGTCACCGACGTTGCGGCGTCCTGATACGAAGGCAGGTCCGGCGAGGTCACGAAGCGGAAGCGCTCAACCTTGCCGACTTCGAACGGCATCGCCTGTCCGGCGTACTGCGAAGCGTCGATGAATCCCGGAAGGTCGCGGATGTCCGGTTCAAGGTCGGTGTGGCAATAGACCACATAGCCAGGTGCGACCGGATCGCTGCCGAAGTTGTTGCTACCCTTCAGCACGCTGGTCACGTTCTCGCCGTGATTGGCTTGCAGGCTCTTGACGATCTTGCGAACGAGATTGAGCGACAGCTTGCCATTGACAGTCGCGCGACTGGTGCCAGTGCCGCCGTAGAACTGATTGGTCGAAGCCTTCAGCGCGCCGAAGATCATCAGCTCGTTGATGAGCGCGACACGCTCGCCGATTTGCTCCTTGATCGCGCCGGGGATGTCGTCTTCGTACAGGTCATAGACCTGATCGGTGAACGAGTACAGGCAGGCGTACTGATTCAGTACGACCGTCTGGT